GAGATCTTTGAAGGCACGGGCTACCAGCGCTTGAGCGCCAACGACGCTCCGGGTGTTGATGGCCGCATGCCTTCGTTCCGTGGTATTCCGGTGCAGTATGACCGCGATTGTGCCAGCGACAAGATGTATTTCCTAAACACCAACTATCTGAAGCTCCACATGCAGTCCGGCATGAACTTCGCCAAGACGCCTTTCAAAGAGCCGTCGAATCAGTTGGCGAAGGTTGCCTTCATTGTTGTGGGCTTTCAGTTGACCACCAACAACCGTCGCCGCCAAGGCGTGCTCCACGACATCGTGGCTAGCTAAGAGGAGGGTTGAATAATGTCTGATTTCAAGAAGACTCAGCCTGGCCTTATTGGTGGACAGGCGATTGATGAAACCAGTGCCACGCAGGAGCACCCGTTGGGTTCGATTGTTACTGCCGAGGACGTAGCCAGCACGGCGTACGGCGTCGGTGAGTTCATCTACCTCAAGGGCGTTGCTTCTACGGTAGTTGGTTCGGTTGTAACCTACGATGCCGGTGGATTCACCACCGCATTGGCTTCGGCTAACGCTGTTGGTCCGATTGCTGTCGCTATGAGCGCCAATGTTGCCGACCAGTATGGTTGGTATCAGATCGGTGGTCGTGGCGTAGTGAAGGGGCTGGCTAGCCTAGCCGCAGACGCGCTGTGTTACTTGACGGCCACGGCTGGCAGCGTTGATGACGCTGTTGTGGCTGGCGATGCCATTCACTTCATGGAAACCACGTCGGCACTTGGTACGCCGTCAGCGGGGTTGGCTGAAGTGACGATGACTCGCCCGTTTGTGACCAACGAGTCTAACTAATAGCCCATGATGGCAGTGGAGTCTACGGAGGGGTGCAGATGCCTCCTCAACCCTTTGTGGCTCTACTGCCGTCACTAATACAACAAGAGAGAATACAATGGCAAAACGTATGCAAGAGCATACCCTGTCAGACGAGATAGCAGAAATGGCCACATCGTCTACACCCGCTCAGTCCGAGTCGGCTAGCGTGACGCCCGATATGATTGCCCAGCTAATACTGAAGGGCAGCGACGAAACGAAAGATGCGATTCGCAAGGCGCTTGATCTGGACAAAACGCACACCCGTCAGCGCCGCTCAAAAACGACCAACAGTCAAGTGCGGAATCATGTTCGCGCTGTTGGCGAGGTAACTCATGTGCCGGGTTTTGTACCCGACCCACCTTCGCGCATTAAGGACCGAGGGCCGGAAGCGGTGCGTATTTGGACAGAGCGCTGGTTGGACGACAACGGCAACAACCTGTCTGAATACGATCTCGACCAGATTGTAGAAGGGGCCGCATTGTAGTGTCAGAGTCTGTAGGCCAGATCCATGCCGCCACGTTTTTTGGCGAGAGTGCGCTGATTAGCGCATTGGAAGCGGAGACAACGACTGTCACGGCGTCGTTTACTCTGCCCTCGCTAACGACAGCAGAGCGCGATGCGCTCACGGCGGTCAATGGTATGCTGATCTACAACACCTCTCTCAATAAATTGCAGGGGTATGAAGGTGGCGCATGGGCAAACTTGATATAAGCCCAGCCAATGACAAATCTTGAAGTCCTCCAAGTCGCGCTCCGGCGCGTTGGACTAAACACAGGCAGCACGACATTCAAGGATGGGGCGCGAGACTACCTCAACTTGATTGGCAAGGACATCCAGAGCCGCGAACAATGGAACTGGCTGTTCACGTCGTCTACGTTTGCCACAGTAGCCAGCACCCAGACCTATTCGCTGGCGTCTGATGTGCTGACCCCGCTCTCGTTTCGCAACGAAACCGAGAACCACGTCATCATCATCAAGTCCACTCAGGATGTTGATGCTGCTGACCCCGATGCGTCTATCACAGGCGATCCGCGCTGGGCGGCGATCAACGGCATTGATAGCAGCGGCGCTATTCAAGTGTCGCTCTATCCGATACCGGACGGCGTAGACACAATTGCCTACCGCTACTACCGCCAGATACCCGAATTTACTGAGGCGAACGATGCAGACAGCCTCAACCAGTATTACCCGCTGGTCATCCAGCCCGCGCTGATCTACGGCATCTCGTCGCTGTATCGCCAAGAGAAGGGCGACGATCAAGGGGCCATGATTGACCGCAACGAGATGGAGCGCGTCATCTCCATTGCCTCGCGCCAGAATGCCTCTGTGCAGGGCAATCGCACTTATCGCATGAAGCGCAGCGACGATAACTTCGCCCGTCAGTTCTCCTACTATCCGACAGAAGGATCGTTGAGCTAATGCCGATTGCCGCTCAGTCCATGCGCTACGGTCCTTGGCGCGATGGGGTCAACTACAGCCTACCAGCCGAAGACATCGGACCGGCGGGCCTGTATGACATGGCGAACTGCACGATTGGCTTGGCTGGCGAGGTATCCAAGCGCAAGGGCTACGTCAAGTTCAACACCACGGCACTGAACACCGGGGCCGTTGTTACGGGCTTGGGACAGGTCACGCTAGCTGGCACAGACAAGACGTTTGCGTTTGCGGGTAACAAGTTCTTTGACGTGACCGGTGGCACAGGCACAGACCGCACGGGCGCTACGACGATCACGGCGGGCAACGACTACACTTGGCAATGGGTCTTGGCAGGTGACACGCTGGTAGCCGTCAACGGCCAAGATACGGACGGCATCAAATGGGCTGGCGGCGTTGCCAATGCGACTGCGCTGGATGATGACACGCGCTTCAGCAAGCCTAAATATGTGGCGTTCTGGGAAAACCGCCTGTGGGTGGGCAATGTCAACGCCGCAGCAGACCAGGTATGGCGCTCCGATCCGGGCGACATCGAAACGTGGGACGCGCTAGCCTACTACAACTTGGGCTACGATGTGACGGGTCTTGCTCCGTTTCAGAACACCCTCGCCATACATACCGAATATGGTATACACACGCTGACGGCCACGGGCAATGCAACGGTGCCGTTTCAGCAGCAGCAGCGCACACAGCGCGGCACGATTGCTGGACGTACAGTAATTACAATACCGGGCGAGCGCCAGATATTCTTGCGGGCTGACGGCATCTATCAATGGACCGGCGGTCCAGCGGTAGAGAAGATTTCGTTTGCGCTGGATGACCGCTACTGGTCCAACCTCAACACGGCCCGTCTGCCGTATGCATTTGCGCTGTATTACCCCGCTGAAGAGCAGGTTTGGTTTTTCCTGCCGTATGGCGATGCTCAGACCAATATGAACAGCGTGGTGATCTACTCTAACCGCCTCAACTGCTGGTTTGGCCCTTACAACAACTTTGAGCGCAACGCCGCTGCTATGGTGGATGAGTTGCCGCACGCAGGTGATTTCAGCGGCTTTCTGATGAAGCATGAGTCGGGCAACTCAGACAACGGCACGGCCATTCGCGGATTCTTTGAAACAGCCAACATCGCCCCGATGGGTGACAGCGTGCAATGCCGCTGGCTCTACAGCCGCGTGCTGTTTGACAACATTGGCGATTTTGAGATGTCGATTCAGCAGACCGCCGCGTCTATCGTTGCCAACATTGAAACGGTGGCAATGGGGTCGCTGGGGTCAACGTTGGACATCAACTTCACGTTGGATACGTCTGTTCTCCAGAGCGATGTCAGCGCACTCACGTCCGATACGGACCTGTTTGGCTACGATCCGCGCACGATGCTGCGCTTTAGCAATTTCAACGACAACGAGACATTCCGCATTCGACGCACCACTCTGCAATACAAGCCGCTGGGTCTGAAGCGTAAGCGTTCAACAGGAATCGAATAAATGGCTACTGGTTCATTCAATCCATATATGATGCAGCAATATCAGAATCCGTATGCACAAGCTGCACAGCAGCAATCGCAGCAGCAATATCAGAATCCGTATGCCCAGGCCGCGCAACAGCAAGATCCGCTGGTGCAGCAGATGATGAGCAGCTTCGGACAAGCCAGTATGGCGGGGCCAATGCAGATGCCTCTGGTCGGTGCAAATCAGCAGCCGTCCATGCAACAAGCTCAAGGCGCAGGGCCGAATCCAATAGGCGGTCAGCAGCCTCCACCGCCACCGCCGCCCCCAATGCAAGCACAAGCGCCAGCCCCTTCGCCCCCAATGCAAGCACAAGCGCCAGCCCCTTCGCCCTATATGCCCTCATACGGCAGAGCGGCTATTCAGCAGTCGGGCCGAGATGCGTACAATGCGATCTACGGCGGGCGGCAAGGTTCAACAGCGCCGGTTCGCAGAAAGGTTATTGCGTCAAGGTTTGGCGAAGGCGACGTGGCAACGCAGTCTGTTGCACAGCGAAACGCAGCGGCCAGTGGCGATTTAGGCTTGGCCGCAGGTGGATCTGCGGGCAATGTGTCAGCGCCAGCAGCGGCTGAAGGTGGCGCAGGTGGTACAAG